ATATGGGGAAATTTACATAAATTACATGTAAATTGTATAAAGCCTATTTTAGAAGCTTTTGGCCCTGATGATATAAAGATTACCTCAGCATATAGAAATGATCAAGTAAATAGCCATTTAGGGGGAGTTTCTGATTCTCAACATACTGCAGGATATGCTGTTGATTTAATTAGTATAACTAAACCTACATATAAATTATTTAATTGGTGTAAAAATAACTTACCTGAATGGAATCAATTAATATGGGAGTATCCTGAAAGAGGAAAATTTTATAATTTTGATTATGATTATTCATGGATTCATATATCTTATATTGAAGAAAATAATCCAAAAATTTTATCTTTATCCTCAAAAAGAGAAAATGTTCACGAAGTATGGGGGCCTGATAGACATGATCAAGCAATAAAAAAAGGAGATTATATACATAACATACTACAAGGTGGGGGTAATTTAATGAACATGACAATGGCAAGATTAAATTTAGATATTTAAAAAAATGACATATATACCACAAAATCCAAAAACATATATAGGTAACCAAGTAATATTAAACTCGGATAGATTAATATTTAATGCTAAAAACGACAGCATATTATTATATTCAGATAAGGCTATAGGGTTTAGTACAAATGGTAGTTTTCATTTTGATACTAGTAATGAAAAAGAAAGTAAATTTATAATAAACTCTCCAAACATATATTTAGGTTTAGATTTTGATAATAAATTACCTACACAATCCGCTGTTTTATCTGATGATTTAATAATAGCATTAGAAGATATACTAGATGCTGTCCTTAAATTATATAGTGATATAACATTCCAGATATCATACATAACAACTTCAACAGGAGCTCCTACAAGTATGAACCCTAAAAACTATCAGCTATTAACAAAAAGAGAAAAAGAATTAGAATTAATAAAAGATAGTTTACAAGATATAAAAAGTGAAATAACTAAAATAGCCTAATATGCAACAAATAGTAAAAAATATTTTAAATTCACAGGTTGATTCCGTATTAGTTAGAGCTAAAAAAGAAGTAAGAAACGAAGGTAAAAAAAAGATATCAGAATTTCAAAATCAAATACCTACTCCTGATAGTATAATAGAAAAACTTAAAATGGAGCCTAATGAAGACTCATGTAGTGAAGAAGGATTAAAAAAGATGAATGACCAGTATGAAAAATTAAAAAGTAAACTTGAAAAAATCCAAAATACTGTAAAGAGTGCTATAGAAAAATTAGAATCTATTGAAAATAAAGTAAACCCTATAATAGATGAAACAGGTCCTATAGGAGAAATATTAGGATTTGTTGATTTATTAAAAAATACATTAATACCTATCCTTAAAGGAATAATACTAGCAGCACCTTTTGCTTTAGGACCACTTGTAGGTCTTATTAATTCAGCTGCTGCTGCTGATGCTATAACCTCTGGAAGAGAAAAAGCTAAATCAAAAACAGCAGAATACATCGCCGTAATAGCTTCTGTTCCCTTAATGATATTATTTTACCAAAAACAAGCTAAAAAAATAATAAATCCTTTATCTAAAATAAAAGATAAATTAAAAAGTATAGATGATCAAATAACTAAACTAATTTTATTTATGACCGCTCAATTATTTAATGCAGAAGACCAATGCGATGATTTTAATAAAAATAATATTGCAAACGATTCTGTTAATAATATATTTCCCGACCCTAATGGCCCTTCAGAACTAGAAGAATATATGTCATTCTTAAATGATAATTATAAAGATGTATATAATAAATTACAAGAATCTGGAAATAAAAAAGCAATTAAAAGAATATTTACATTAAAAGAAAATTTAGAAGAAAATTATAATATTAGTTTTAAAGTGATTAATTCCTAAAACTAATTTATATTTATTAACAAATAACAACATATAGCAATGAAAGCAAAAACATTTGAAAACCTAATTAGAAAAGTAGTTAGAGAAGAAATTGATTACGCATTACATAGAGAAATTAAATCTCTTAAAGAAGATTTAAGAAATGAAGTTCAACCTATTATAAAAGAAACTAAACCTGCTACAAAAATTAATTCTTCTTTAAAAGAAGAAATAATGGGTTCTCCTAAATTAAAAAAACATAAAAAAATAAATTTTGGAGTTGGTGGTACTTTAGGGGAGTTACTAAATGAAACAGCACAGGGGGATACTAATTTAGACAACCCTTCATCTCCTGTTTCTATGGAAGGAGATTTTTCGACTATAGGAGGTATGCCAACAGAAGCAGCCCCAAAAGCAGTACAAGAAGCTGTAACTAGAGATTATAGTGATTTAATGAAAGCAATAGCTAAAAAAAAGAATAAATAATGCCACAAATAAAAGGAATAAAAAGAATAAGTCCTTTAGATCTTAACAAAAATGTTACGATAGGAGTAGCTTTCCCTTTAGACCAACAAAATATGTTTAAAGGTACTGAAACTATATCAGAACAAATTAAATCTAATCTTATTAACCTTTTATTAACCCAACCAGGAGAAAGAGTTAATCAACCTCTCTTTGGTGTTGGCTTAAAACATTTATTATTTGAAAGTAATATAGATACAGACACTTTAGAAGAAACTATAGATAATCAAATAAAAAGATATATACCCGACGTAACCTTACATAATGTTAGAACAGGATTATCCGAAGATGGGCATACATTATTTATAAGTATTCATTATTCAAATGATTTAGACAAAGAAGAAGATTCTATACAATTAAATTTTAATTAAGATGGCATATAATAAAATAACAAATAGAACAAAAAGTAAAGATATAAAATATCTAAGTAAAGATTATACATCCTTTAAAAATCAACTTTCGGAATTTACTCAAACATATTTTCCTGAAAATTTTAATGATTTTAGTGAAGGTAACCCAGGAATGATGTTCCTTGAAATGGCTGCTTATGTAGGGGATGTACTATCTTTTTATACAGACACCCAACTTCAAGAATCTTTTTTATCTTTAGCCCAAGATAAAGAAAACTTATATAACAGAGCGTATGCTATGGGATATAAACCTAAAGTAACGACTGCTGCTTCTGTAAATTTAGTAATATCTCAATTAGTTCCTTCAAAAGTAGTAGATAGTGCTTATGTCCCTGATTATGATTATGCTTTAAGACTAAAATCTAACTCTACATTTAAAACACTTGATGGTACTAGTTTTTATTTAGAGCAAGATGCTAACTTTCAGTTATCTGGATCTTTATCCCCAACTACTTCAAGTATATATCAATATGATGGTAGTAATAACCCTGAATATTACCTTCTCCAAAAACCATGTAGAGCAATTTCTGGTGATATTCAATCACAAACATTTTCAGTAAGTGACCCTGAAAGGTTTAAAACTTTTACTTTATTTGATACTAATATAATATCAATAGAATCTATAACAGATTCTGAGGGAAATGAATGGTATGAAGTACCTTATTTAGCTCAGGATACTATTTTTGAAGAAGTTACTAATAATGCTGCTAATGACCCCACATTACATCAATATAATGGTGAAACTCCTTATTTATTAAAATTAAAATATGTACCTAGAAGGTTTGTTAGTCGAATAAAAACAGATAACAGGATGGAAATTCAATTTGGGGCGGGTATTAGTGATAAAGCAGATGAACAAATAATTCCGAATCCAGACAATATAGGATTAGGGATTAAAGATGGTAGAAGTAAACTTAATCAAGCTTATGACCCTTCAAATTTCTTATATACAAAAGCATATGGGCAATCACCTTCAAACACAACATTAACAGTAAGTTATGTAATGGGTGGGGGTCTTAGTTCTAATGTAGGGAGTAATACTATTATTAAGCCAGGTAATCTTTTATTTGATTTTAAACCAAATCTAAATACAGGGATGAGAAATTTTATTCAATCAACAGTAGCTTCTACTAACCCTAAAGCTGCTAGTGGAGGAGGAGGTGGTGAAACTATGGAAGATGTAAGATTAAATACAATAGCTAATTTTTCTACTCAAAGAAGAACAGTAACAAAAGAAGACTATATAGTTAGATCTTTATCTATGCCCCCACAATTTGGAAGAGTAGCAAAAGCATATATAACTCAAGATGATCAAACATCTCCTCTAACTACAGAACCTAATAGAATACCTAATCCTTTAGCTTTAAATTTATATACTTTAGGATATGGTAGTAATGGGGGGTTAATTACCTTAAATACTGCTACTAAAACAAATTTAGCTACTTATCTAGAACAACATCGAATGTTAACAGATGCTATTAATATAAAAGATGCTTTTATAATTAATTTTAGTATCGAATTTGAAATTACAGTATTTAAAAACTATAACAACCAACAAGTTTTGTTACAATGTATTTCAGATCTCCAGAATTATTTTGATATAAAAAAATGGCAAATAAATCAACCTATAATAATATCAGATATTAAAAATTTAATAGGAGAAGTAAAAGGAGTACAAACGGTGGAGAATGTATTTTTCCAAAACCAAAATTCTTTATTATCAGGATATTCACAATATTTATATCCTTTTGACACAGCAACTAGAAACGGAGTAATCTATCCTTCCTTAGATCCTAGTATATTTGAATTAAAATATCCAACAAAAGACATCAAAGGAAGAGTAACAACATACTAATATGGCATATTATTTTTTATTTCCAGAAATCGACACAACTTTATATAGTCACCCTAATAGGTCAGAACTAAATGCAGGAAGTGATGAAATTTTAGAAATCGTTAAAGAAAGAGGGACAACAGACAATCTTCTTTATCCTACAAGAGTACTAATTAAATTTAAAAATGAAGAAATATCAAACGTAGTTAATGAAACTATGGGGTATGATTCGTTTAATGATGCTAACACTAAAGTTAATCTTCAACTTACAGCCGTTGAACCTAAAAATTTAGTATCTACTTTAAATTTAGAAGCTTATCCTCTATCCCAATCATGGGATGAAGGTACAGGAAGGTATACAAACATACCTACAAGTTCAAATGGAGCTAGTTGGAAATATAGATTTAACAGAACTGATGCTACAGAATGGATAACTTCAGGCTTTGAAACAAACACTACAGGATCTATTGATAGTACCTTAATATCAGGGGGTGGAGGTGTGTGGTATAATGATACTGATTTTTATGCTACAGAACAATATTTAGTTGGAAATACTTTAGATACAAACTTTGAAGTAAAAACAATAGTATCAAAATGGTATAATTTTAATGTCGATGGCTCTACTTATCCTACAGGAATAGAAAACAATGGGTTTTTAATAAAAAAACCAAATGTTGTTGAAACTGATGTATCTCATAGTTTTGGTGAATTACAATATTTTTCAGTAGATACTCACACTATTCATCCACCTAAATTAACTTTTAGATGGGATGACTCTACTTATGATGCATCCACATATAATAATCCTTCACTTACTTCAACAAACACCCATTTAACTCTATATCCTAATAAAGAAATATATAACACAAATGAAATAGCTAAATTTAGAATCCATTTAAGAGATCAATACCCAACAAGAACCTTTGTTACTTCTTCTAATTATATAACTACAAATTATCTCCCATCAAGCTCTTTTTACAGTATAAGAGACGCACATTCAGAACAAGAAATTATTCCTTTTGATGAGGAGTACACTAAATTAAGTGTTGATAGTGATGGTAATTATTTTAAAATCTATATGGATGGCTTACAACCAGAAAGGTTTTATCGTATATTAATAAAACACAAAGATGCAGATGGTACAAAAGTATATGACAATAACTATTATTTTAAAGTTGTTAGATAATGGCTAAATTAAAAAAAACAATATTAAGTAATAAGCACTCTAATGAACTTTTAGTAAAAGAATTTTCAAAATTAGCTAAAACTACTCCTCCTGTAAGTAGTGATAAAGTTAAAGAAATATATCATGATATTTTTTATAACATGAAAAAAAAAGGAAAACACTCCCACACGGATATAATAGAACAAAGTTATAACCATATTAACCAAAGACACAATAAAAAATTAGAACAAGATATAAAAAAACTAACTGAAGAACTTACAACAAAAGAAACAGAATTAACCTTTTTAGAAAATCCTGCCAGTTTATCCCACCCTATATATGAGGACAAATCTATATTAATAGCAGGAGAAAATAACCAACAATACCAAGATATGCCTACAAAATATGTTATGCAAGAAGGAAGAAAAAGAGCTTTTGGGAATGATGATATATTTAAAACAACAAAAAAAGCAATGGGGCTGCCTACAGATGAGTTTGATGGTAGATATTTTGTATTAGTTAATGATTTAAATAAAATACCAGATGGACCTCCTATATCTACAACTTTAGATTTACATTTAAAAGGAAATGATTTACAAGTAGATTTACCAGACATTATGGGGATTTCAGCATATGTAGATGTTGAGTTTGAATGTTTAGGAAATGAAGTATCAGACTATGTAGGGGCAATAACCCCAGATACTCATCATAGTAGCCAGGATACTATGCTGGATTTAAATATAAATACCCTTCAATTTTATCTAAATAACGAGGCATGTACTATAAAAAGTATCAAAGATGACTACATGAATGATGATACAG